CAGCGTTCGGGGCGCCGATGCGGCTGTCCTCGGCCTGCCGGACTGTCGAAAGAAACCGCCGGATCGGCGGTCACCCGCGCAGCCTGCACCTAATCGGAAACGAGGCCCACGGCACCGACACCTGCGCGGTCGATGTCGTGATTTTGGATGGCGTCAGCCGCGCCAAGCTGATGTCCGCCGCGCTGGACCAAGAATGGTCTGTCGGCGTTGCATCGAACTTCATCCACATCGACCGGCGGTCAGATCATACCGATTTGCCGCAGGTCGTCTATCACTACAGGAGATGATCATGAATTCAGTCGTATTTTGGGCACTCGCCCGCGCCAAGGAACCATCCACCTGGGCCGGTCTAGCTGGGCTAGCCATGGTGTTCGGCGTCTCTGCCGAGCAATGGCAGACAATCGGCACCGCCATCGCCGCTGTCGCAGCCGCTATCGCCATGTTCGTCAGCGAGGCCAATGCCAAGTGAATTGGCTGTCGGCAATCACTGCCGTCAGCCGCCTGTTCAGTTCGCTGGCAGGCCTGTACCGTGACTGGCGACTGCGTCGGGCGGGTGCCAGCGAGGCCCGTCTGTCCGCGCTTGACGCGGCGCAGGCCCGTGCCAAGCGCAAGGCCGAGGTCACGGCTGATATTGACAGTCTTGATGATGATGAGCTTGACCGCCGGTTGCGCCACTATCAACGCACCAGTAGCAGGGTGCGAATGGATTAGGCCCATTATCCTGGACGAAGACGACAGGCTGACGACCGCCACCAAGCGGGTAGTGCTGGCCCACAACGAGGCGTGGTCTGAATTTTGCGGAGATTGAAATGACTAGTGACGACATTCTGGCCGAGGCACGGGAGGCCTGCGATGGCGACGACCGGCTGGTGACAATCTGGCTGTCGAGCCTTGCCATCGGCCTGCTTGCCGAGGCCCGGGCGAATGTATCGGCAGGCCTCTTGCGTCTGCCGCCCAAGCGACCGACGGCGATGAAGTTATCACCGCCGCCGATTTGCTAGGCCAGCGTTTCGAGTTCGTCGGCCAGGATGTCTGCCCGCTCATGGCTGACGCCGCAGTGCGGCGGCGCCCGACGTAGACTGCTGACGCGCTCCTCCAGCCATCTTTTCACAACCGGCACCTCGTTGTCGCGTACGCGGATTGAGCGCGGCAAGTGCGACAGGGAGATCACGCCCTTGTCTTGCAGGCGATGCACGACACGGTGTACCGACGACATGGAGTTGGCGCCCAGTCGGCGGGCGATCTCCCGATAGGTGGGGGAGATGCCGAAGTCTTCAATGTGCTCTGACACGATGGTCAGCAGATCACGCTCCCGCTGCGTCAAGCTCATCGGTCTCCTCCTTAATTTTTACGGAAAAATATTTTATTGCTTTCTGGTAGTCCTCTTCCAGAGGCTCACCCAAATTTGCGTCAAGCTCATTCCAGGCCGAGATGTTCGCCTCCTTCGTCTCTGCCAGCCAGTGGCGCACTTCCGTTAGAGGTTTAGCCTTTTTGTTGTTCCTCGCGTTTGCGATGAGATCCATCCATGCCGATGTGAAGGCCTCTTGCGTCAGCGTCTCTGACACCACCTTTCCTTCTGCCGTTTTGATGATCCATTTGACATCGTTGACAGGCGGTCCAATTGGAGGCAGCGCCTCTGCGGCCAGCGGCGGCTCTGATGCCGCGATTAAGACGCTGTCTAGGCCAGTCACCTCCCTGGGTTCGGGTGTATCCTGCGCCTCTTCCGCTGTGATGATGCCCTTCAGCAGGTCGGGAAATGCATCGCGGATGGCGAAGCCCCTCGCCCGCATCTGCAACATTCGCTCCGGGTAACTCGACCATGGCCCCTTTTTTCCTGCCAAGCCTGCCTTCGCAGCCTGACGCATAGAGAAGGTTGCCGTGACCGCCTCGACCGAGCCATCGGCCTGCTGCCGTTTGATCGTGCAACTGGCGACCTCACCATCGATTTCCTCTTGGACGCCGAGGCAGCGAGGATCGGCGCGGACGATGGCAAGCAGGGCATCGCCCCAGACACTGGGCCTGCCGTTGATAACAGCGATGTTCTGTAACGCCTGCATCGGTTGCAAGCCAAGCTCCATCCCCCATTGTATGGCGACAAGGATATCGGCGGGCTTCGCCTGGAAGGCGGCTGGGACAATGTTCGACGTTGCCAGCATATTGGAGAACTCCATCGCCTCGCTCATGGTCGTCGGCGCTAGCGTTAACGCATTAGTCATCAGTCTTCTCCTATCATTTTTTTATCGGTGGCGTTTTTATCGGTGGCGTGGGCGCGGGCCTCGGCCAGCGTGGCGCCCCACCCCATCACGCGCTGATAGACATTGCCAGACACCTCGTCGGCAAAGAGGTTGGACCATTCGTAGCCGATAACCCATCGACGCTTCTGCCAGTGCCGCCGCACTGTGACGAAGGGCCCCTCGAACACGAGAGCGTGTCCATGTCGGCCAAATCGGTTGTCGCAATCGGCGCGACCGATTTCCTCGACGAAGGCACGGGTGTAGTCGATCTCTTGTTGGGGCCATCTTGCGGGTTCGTCATGCATGGATCTCTTCCTCCTTGATGCTGATCGTTTTTTGTCGTGCGCTGGACGGCGATACCGCAGGCACAATCTTTTCCGGCTTGGCCTTGGTATAGCGCATGGGCCATGAAATCCGATATCGGATGTCCTCGCCCTGGATGAGAGCCGTCGAATGATTCCCCATCTGTTGCATAATCGCCGCGCTGCCTTCGTCGATGATCTTCTGGCAGGCCTTCGTCGCCGCCCGGGCGTCGGCGACACTCCTGACAATGTCTAGCATTTCATGTGGCAGAAGCAGCGGCGGCATGTCGTCGTCTTCGACCTTGTCATGGATCATCGCCGCCTCCGCAGGGTTCTCCGCGTCAAGCCAGCTACCGTTGGCAATCCGGTCCTCCAACTCCAAGATCGATGTCTTGATCAGTGTCTGGACTTNGGGATGTTCNTCGTAACAAAAGACCCTGATTTGGTGACCGCCNCGTCCTCCGTAAAGAACTGCGATGACGCCCCACTTGGCTGGGAGACACATCATCTGTGCCTGTAGCTGAAGTGGGCCGCGGTGCATGGCGGGCTCGTCCTCCGGCGCTGCCCCCGTCATTTTCACCTCGAGTGGGCCATGCCCGGTGAGGGTGATCTGGCCGGTATCGGTCATAACATAGATGCCCTCGTCCGGGTCATGCGAGATCGTCTCACCTTTACCGAGGACGATGCCGTCGAGGCTGGCCTGGAGATTGATCGACTTGTCTGGGCAAACCTTTGCCCGGGGCACCGTCATCACACCGCTGACGCCAAGCCTCCGAAGAGCTTCGTGGCCAATCACCGGCTCGAACAGATTGCCCAGGTCAGCCGCCTCACTAACAAGCGGTGGTGCCTCGACGCCTGCCCGGGCGTCCATCTTCGACGCTTGCAGGCCGTTGATCGACTGCCAGGGATTGTGGCCGAGAAGCGCCGGGATTTCCGACGCCGATACGAATTTGCTGTCCGTTAGCTTGCCTACCATCAGAGGAGCCTCCCCTGCCGTTCAGCCAAGCGATACGCGGCGAATGATTTGTTATTCGCCGCAATCTTCAGCGTCTCAATGTCGAGGCCGTCGTCGCGCAAGTCTTTGATACGCGCAGCGAGTCTGAAGCAGTTGAACTGGTGCAGAGCGTCCAACGGCGTCAGCGTGGCGCCAGCCTCCAAGGCGGCTCTGATCCTTGCAGTCTGCGGTTGATTAGTCATGGTCTGCCACCTATCGCCAAGAAAAAGGCTAGGAAAGCGTAGAGAAAGGTGCTACCAATAATTATGGCTAATGCCTGCCTGTACAGGCTGACCAAGCTGACCTCCAAACCCAGATTTCGTAAATAGATCAACCACTTAGGTGACATACTATACATTATCGGATAACGCCGATAATCCTTCATGACAAGTTCCTTTCTTAGAAGATTGAAAAAATTGGCAGAATGGCTCTGAGAAATTATACAGACCCCTGCCGACACGATTGTACAAAACACAATTCACTTTTCGGATTCCTCGGCTAACATGGCCTGCCGTTCCACACCGGAACGAAAGCCAAGATGGGCCATGGCGATGACGTGGCGGGCCGCAAAGATCTTCTGATGTAACTGAAGGCCGACCACACCTCTAAGTTGATCAAGTTCCTGGCCAACCTCTAAAAACCGCTTCGCCGCCAGCGCCAAATCAGCGGCATCAAGCATCGGTACGTCAACACGCACCCGCTCCTGTCCGCCGTGTTGCTGTCGAGCGTACCAGTGCTCTGTTATGGGTTTCCTGAAATGCATCTGCGACCTCCTATGTTGGATATTACCCCGTGGGTTTGGGAAAAAAACCTGTAAAGATTACCTATATTAATTATAACTAATTATTACTTATACTTTTGATGACTTTTTCATTTGCAACTATCATCGTTGGGAAGCCGTCAGGCTGTTCGATGGGAAACAGCCGCCTGGATTCCTCCGCAGCCCATTCGATCAGGCCGGGGTCCAGCCCGATTTCAGAGACGAGCCACGTCTTCAGCGAGTTAATGGCAGTGTATTGTTGCTCGGCGATGGCTATGCGGTGTACCCACATCGCCGTTTTGTTGACGACGAACTCTCTGATCGTGGTCTTTGTCGGCACGATCAGGGTACGGCGTCGATCACCGCGATGGTCAGCCAACTCAACATGGCGCTTGTCAACCCAGACCGCGAGTTCACGTCGGATTGTTTGTTGTGTAGCACGGCGACCATTGCAGGCGTCATAGACATCGTTGATCGTCGCATGCCGTTGGAATATGTTCGTGCGTATGGCCTCAAACCGGCCTTCGATAATGCGGTAAAGCGCCAGGGTGCGGTAGTTGACCTCGGCGCCAGCCCGTGGCAGCGAGGCGCGGACGCGGTCCGAGGCATTTTCAGCCGACATCCGCATCAGCATCAGGCCGGTTTGCGGGTTGTCGCGGACTGAAGCGCAGGCCAATTCGAAATTTCTTACGAGGCCTTGGTCCGCTCCAAGCATCGTTACCGGGAAATAATTCGCCGCAGTCAGCGCGTAGTCGGTGCGGCGGTGCAGTTCGGCGGTAAATTGGTCAATAGACATCACTTGCCCCCCTTTCTAAGATCCTCCAGGCGTATGCGGACATTGCGGGCTGATGATGGATACCACTCGCCATCATCATTGCGGGCGTTGAGATTCTTGCGCCACTGCGTGTAGGTAGGAACGTGGCGCTCGTTCAGTTCTCGGGCCAAGTCTTGCAGAGAACTGGCATGCTTTTCTGCCCGGGCAAACTCCTCGTCGATGTCGAGGGCAAAGCGCATGGCTTCGTCGGCGCTGGCACGGCCTGCCGCTTTCGCCGCCTTCGCAATGTCGGCAGCGTCCGGGCCGAGGCGTTCATACGAGCGCCCGCTTTGTGACACAATTTTGCCTTCTTTCTTCAGCCTTTTCTTGATGGCTTTCGCTGCCGCCTTGGTGCGCTCGGAGATCCCCCTGGCCTCGGCCTCGGCGACCGCTGCCAGGATGTGGATCGTCATTTCGTTAGCCTCGGGCAGATCCAGCGCCTTGAATTTTACATCTGACTCCATCAAGGTCGAGATGAAGCGGACGTTGCGGGCCAAGCGATCGAGCTTGGCTACGACTAAGATGGCGCCTTCCCGGCTGCACAGCCGGAGGGCATCGTCCAGCTGCGGACGGCGAACGCGCTTGCCGCTCTCGACTTCCTTGAAGGTTGCTATCAGCTGGCCCCTCCGTTCCGACATGAAGGCCTCGACAGCCGCCTCCTGGCCCTCCAGGCCGAGGCCGCTCTGGCCCTGGCGTTTTGTGGATACCCTGTAATAGGCCACATAGCGCAGGCCGCGTTCAGTTGATTTGCAGATCATCGTCTAGTCCTCCCCTATGGCAAAAACGGATGCCAGTGACCAATGATTTCGCCGTCGTCGTCTTCCTCTGCCCCACGCGGCGCGTCTTGGAAGCGCACGTTGTGGACTTCCCTGATGACGTTTCCCTCATAGTCCTCCAGAAAATACGACCAAGTGCGGTTGGCCTGCGCTTCAGTCGCGGCCTCGTGGTCACGGCGAATTTGGTCTTGTGTCATGTAGGTCATCGATTTTCTCCTGTTTCAAACGCCGTCTTCGTCTTCGACCCCGTGATCTCGGAGCCAGCCACGACAGGCGTTGCGTGTGCGTACATGTTTGTCGTCGCGCACCCATACCCCTCGCTCCATGTGCATCGAATTCGCGGGTGCCTTCTTGCCGGTGGCGATTGCCGCTTCCGCTTCCGCCAGCAATTCACGGACGCGGTTTTCTTGTTCTGCGGCTGTCATACCGGGTTTGATGTACTCTGTCTTGGTCATTTGATTTCTCCTTGGGCTTCCTCGTCGTATTCGGTTACGGCTGTGATCAGGCCGGTGGAGCAGTCATAATCTGCGATGCGGATGTGCTCGTCGGCAGCTTCCCATTCGTCGCGCCAGCCCTCGCGGCATGCGGTTTCGTAGTTGGTGTCTTGGGTCAGTTTCCAGGCTTCGGCATAGGTCATTTTTCTCTCCAGGTTTCGGTTCTTGTTCCCCTCTTAGAATTTGAATATAGGCTAGCCGCAGTGTATATACAAGTGCCTTTTGATTGAATCGACATTTATTTATGACCCAGAATTCAGCCACCGTAATCGTGCGAATGAGCCCTCAACAGAAGACCCGGCTGGGTGTTCTGGCGGCTGGTGCGGGCATGTCCAGCTGGATCAGGGACCGTATCGACGAGGCCGTGCGTCAAGACCAAGCCGCCATCCGTTTAGGGGCCCAATCTCGGGCGAACCCGCCCCCCACTAGCGAAAACCCGCCCCCCCATTCGGCCATGGAGGCCGACGACATCGACGTGCGTGTCGCCGAGGCGTTGGGTTGGGCCGCCAAATATAAGCAGGGATGAGAGGATCTTGAAGTGAGCCGAAGCAAGTATCGCAACGTCAGGACAGTGGTAGATGGCATCACGTTTGATAGCAAGGCCGAGGCGCGGCGATACGGCGAACTGAAGCTGCTGGAAGAGGCAGGTGAGATCCACAATCTGACGCTCCAGCCCGTCTTCAAGTGCGTAATCGATCACAAGAAGGTGTGTCAATATCGCGCCGACTTTGCGTACTACACGCCGGAGCGGCGCGTGGTCGAGGACGTGAAGGGCTACAAGACGGCAGTCTACAAGCTGAAGAAGCGGCTGGTCGAGGCGCTTTATCCCGGCGTGACTATCACCGAGATTTCCAATGGCTGATTTCCCCGCCCTGCCCCTCTGGACCGACGCCTACCTGTCGGATTGCGGTCACCTCACCTTCACCGAGCATGGCGTATACATGCGGCTGCTGATGCTGATCTGGAGAACGCCAGGATGCCG